ACGAGCATAGTAGGGACACTCAACACTGCTATACAATCATCTGAAAAAGGCGAAGTCAACGGTGTGGCTACATTAGGTGCTGATGGTAAGATTCCTGATGATCAAATACCCAATTTGTCTATTATTGATATAATCACTTCTGCTGAAGCGACTCTTGCAAATTATATTGCCAGTGAATGGAGCGCAGGGTCGATTCAAAAAGGTGATGCTGTTCTCATAACAACAGGAGAAAGCTCTGTTGAAATCTATCAGCTATACCAGAACGATGGTGATGAAGAGACGGATTATAAGAAGATCGATGTAAGCAAGGTCGACTGGTCGAATCTTCTAAATAAACCGACTTCAACGGTTGGCGATATAGATGATGCCGTATCCAAGAAGCATGCACAAGGAACTGATCAAAAACTCGATGAAGGTGGTGCTAACGAAGTTGCAGTTGCAGATGTGAAAGACGCTGTTGATAAAAAAGATAAACAGCAGGTTTTAACTGTAGCTAAATCTGGCGGTCAGTATACTACTATTCAAGCGGCAATTAATTCGATATCGGATGCTGCCAGCAACAAAATTTATACCGTCTTGGTTTACCCCGGTGAATATGATGAGACTGTCACTCTGAAAAATTATGTTGACATCGTTGGTATTAATCCTAAATCTGTAACCGTTAAACAAACTGTACAAGACAATAATGTTGAATGTCATTGTTATCTTAATTTTGATATTTCTCTTAAAGCTGGTTTTTATGCTGGTTTGTGGCTTAAGAATGATAATTCTGTTATTACTTTTATCGGAGACATAACACACTCAAATGAATCATCTTCCTGTGTTGTAGTTACAGGTTCTTATTTAACTCTTAAAGGTAATTTGACTGGTGCATCCTCCGAAGAATCTGCCCTCTATTGTAGCTCTGGCACTATTCATTTTACTGGTAATATTACTACCTCAAATTGGTATGCTATAACTATTATTGATACAGCTATTATTTATGCTGAAGGCATTTTCACTACAAGTAACTATCCTGTTATTGATATTGAATCTGGTGCTGGTGGTCTATATGTTAAAAATTCCTATATTTACAATAATAAGTCAAATAGCGCTTCTCATGCTATTTATATCGATGGCAATTTATACATGATGAGCTCTAAAATTTACTGTGTTCATGCTAACTCTAATTCTGTTTATGCTTACACTGCAAAAAATTGTCGTCTAATGGGAGTTTGGTCAAATCGCGCCCTGCATGCTAATGTTACTAATTTAATCGCAGGTGGTTTTACCTATGATGCGGATGTAGAATAAGGAGGTTTTATTATGTATAAAAGAACGGGACAAGTCGACATACTCGGTCTGATGCGGATTGTTGAATGGAAATCCAAGACACAGATTACGATAAAAGCCAATATCTTCAAGATAGGCGATTATTTCTGGGATTTGGGAACCGACACCGATTATGCCATCGCCGATATTCTGGATACCGGCAGCATCAGCAACGGCAAGGATTATTATGTCTATGCCTGCAATGATAGTGGGGCACTGACTTTTAAGGTGAGTCTGGCCTCAACCTATCCGGCGGGCTTCGATGCCGATACCAGTCGCAAGATTGGCGGGTTTCATACTCTCTGTGCCAGCGTCGGCACCATTTCCGGTCATACTCTTTCCGGCTATGTAGCGAATTACATCCTGCCCGCTTCGGTCTGGGATCTGAAGCATCGTTCGGCGAACGACAATAATATTGGTATGCTATGGAATCCTTACAACAACGATTGGGAACAAATATATGATGCTTCCGATGATGGCGCTGGTGGCGTACAGAGCGTCTATGGTGCTACAATTTTGGATACCATAAACTGGATAGATATTTGCACGAAGGCTGGCGTCTCGAAAGTTCAATTCTTTAATGATGCTCAATTTCAAATTGCCGCTGAAGGCTCAAATGAAGGTACTAATATCGCCGGTAGTGCTGACCCGGTTACGACCGGCGGGCATAGTGACACTGCCGGACGTAGAATGATCAGTAATCTCGGACATGAGGACATGTGTGGAGTAGTGTGGCAGTGGTTGCTTGACCAGTCTTATCGCTTTGATGCCGCCGCAAATCATACGCACCAGGTAACTGTTTCGGGGGATCCTGAGACAGTGTCGACAGGCAATCCATCCGGTGATGTAGCACCGGCTTATTCTTACAAAGACGAAACAGGCGGAAAGGGGCAACTGTATACACAGGGCACTTATGGTGACGTCAAGCCGCGCGCTGGTGGCGGTTGGGACGGTGCTGCGAATTGCGGTTCCCGTGGTCGGGGCGCGGATGACTCTCGCTGGTCTGCGGGTTCGGGTCTCGGGGGGCGGTTTCTGTCGGAGCCGAAAAAGTAGAACGGAAAATGTAAAACGCGAATTTGAAAGGTGATAAGTTAAAATGTACCGCACGCTGGTGGCAATTGGAACAATGCTGCGAATTGCAGTTCCCGTGGTCGTAACGCGAATAACTATCGCTGGTATACGAATTCGAATATCGGGGGGCGGTTTCTGTCGGATACTGGAGGATATTACGAAGTGAACTCTAAACTTCAGGCTGAACTTATCACCCTGTCGCTTGCGTTAATTCGGAAGGGGCAAAATACGAAACAGAGGCAGAGAGCAGATAGTAGCGCCAGCGAACCCTGCTCCCTGCAAACAAAAGTGAGCATATGAAACGTTACGGAAATTTATATGGGGAAATAGCCAGCCGTGATAATGTCATGCTGGCATACTTGAAAGCCCGCAGGGGCAAGAGCAAACGCCGTGACGTTTGTCGTTTTGAGTCTGATCTTGAGAATAATATTGATTGGGTGCAGGATCTTCTGGCAGAAAAAGAATACCAGCCTTCAGATTATCGGATCAAGGTTATCTATGAGCCGAAGCGGCGTAAGATTTATATTGCGCCGTTTGCTCCTGATCGCATTGTTCATCATGCGCTCATGAATATCTTGGAGCCGATCTGGGATAAGATATTTATTGCCGATTCCTATGCCTGTCGACGGGGATATGGTCTTCATGCCGGAAGCCGGAGGACAATGGAATTCATAAGAAAAGTCGGTCGTGATGGATATTGTCTAAAAATGGATATTTCGAAATTCTATCCCTCTATCGACCACGATATTATGTTTGAAATCATTCAGAAGAAAATTAAGTGTCAGGGCACGCTGGATTTGATCCGAAAAATAATCTACAGTATTGCAGACGGTAAAAATATTCCCATCGGTAATTATACCAGCCAGTGGTTCGGGAACCTGTATCTGAATGAGGTCGATTATTATATAAAACATCAATTGCGAATGAAATATTATGTCCGTTACTGCGATGATTTTATTGTGTTCCACAGGGATAAGCGCTACCTCAGAAATTTAAAGGCGAACATTGGCGGTTTTCTACACGAGAGATTACGCCTGAAATTCAGCAAGGCCGAGGTGTCCCCGATTCGTCACGGAATCGATTTCCTGGGATATCGGCATTTTCTCAATTATGTACTGCTACGAAAAAGTACTGCAAAGCGGATGCGCAAACACCTGGTATCGGTTACAAGCGCATATCAAAAAGGGCACATATCACAGGAAGTATTCAGGTCTGTTATCGGATCGATATCCGGATGGTTGAGATGGACAAACAGTTACCATCTACGGCAGTCGTTCAATATCGGATTGCTATGGGAGATTGCAAATGCCTGAAGAATATCCCAAATTCAGCGATTTTGCCGGAGATATTAAGGTGCTGGATGGCAAGAAAAAGAGAGTGGAAGATGTATTAAATGTTGAAATCCTGATAACCGGTTACCGGGTAAAGGATAGCAAATTCAAGGATAAGTGTCTGACAATCCAATTTATTCTTGGGAAAGATAAATATGTACTATTCACAGGCTCGAATGTTTTGATTGAACAGGTTCAGAAATATGAAAATAAAATTCCGTTTTACACAACAATCAAGAAGATTGATAAATATTACACATTAACATGAAGGAGATATTATGAGAGGATATCCTAAAAAAGTTGCTACTAAGCAAGATTATGTTAATCTGCTTAGTGATGAAAATTACAGAGAGCAAGCATTATTGGACTTGCAGGCGATTGCTGATCTGGACGACAAGCAGGTGCAGCGCGCGACAACGCTCATTGATCCGGGCGATCCAGAGAAGGGGTATAATACGGAGACGATTGACAATCCCAATCCGGTCTGGAAGCAGAAGGGATTCGAGTCGCGCCAGGACCTGTTTGATCTGATTGTGGAGTATTCGGATTGAAAATCGGATTCAAATTTGACCAGAAGAAGTTGAATGAATTCGTAAGGCGTTGTACGAAGACGGGTAAGAACGCCCTTGTTGTTCTTACACATCTTGTTGAAGGCAGGGCGGTTAAGCTTGCACCCTATCGAACAGGCAATCTCTATCGAGGAGTTGTCTCAAGAATATTCGGTAATAGAGGAGTAGTAAAATCGACTGCGGAATACAGCGTCTTTGTGCATGAAGGGACAGGACTATACGGTAAATATGCTCATCCGATTGTGCCGGTCAACAAGCAGGCTTTATACTGGGAAGGCGCTGATCATCCTTATCGATCTGTTAAGGGTCAGAAACCGAATCCATTTCTTCAGAATGCTGTTGAAGAAGTTGCAAATGAGGTGCTAAAGTAATATGAAGGAATTCAAAACAGCGCTAAAGGAGGTTCTGAATGCTGAAAAAGGTGAAGGTAATATGCTGCCTACAGTTAATCGTGTTGAAAAAACCGGTAATTTCTTAATCGAAACATCTGACTTTGATGTGATCTACTTCCAAGAACCTGCTGACAGGCATCTTGCCGGTGATAATAAATACAGAGAAGTGTTGAGCCGAGTGAATGTCTATTGTCTTGTGAAATCTGATAAGAATAATCGAGAGCCTTATGAAAATCAAGTTGAAGAATTAGCCTGGCAGGTAGTGGATGTAATTCTATTAAACCCTACACTGCAATGCACCTCGTATCCACAGGGATTCTGCAATCGAGCATCAACAAAGATAGGCGAGATAAGGCACCTGCAGGGGACGCTAACTAAGAACCAAGTGCCTGTAGAGGTGTCAGTATTTGAGGTTCAGGCTAAATATATAGTACGAAATTAATAGGAGGCTATTATGCCAGAAGTAAAAACGGATAAATCTCCGGAGAAAAATCATCCCCTTAATAAGGGAGATTCGGAAAAGCAAAATATTGGTGTTCTATTTGGTGTTCCGGAGAATGAGTCAAACAATCTCCTGGTTGTCGGCGGAAAGAAGACAGGTTATTTATATGCATTTAAAAAAGGTCGTAATACTTTTGTGCATACTGATGACCAGAAGGAGATGGAGAAGCGATTCGAGAAACAAAAATAGAGTCATTAACGCTGTTAATGTACTCCATATAGGAGGAATAAAAGATGGGTTTTGATGAATCAATAAGACATGGTGCAGGTAAATTATTCGTAAAAGATTACGGCGATGCAGAATTTAGTGAAATTTCTGTTGATCAATCCGAAGATGGGATGGAATTCAACTATGCAGGTGAAACCAAGGAGGTGCCGTCAGCCAATTATCCTGGCAAAGTCCTTAGACTTTTGACAGGTGAATCGGCAAGCCTGAAGATAGGCATCCTTGATCACGATATAGATATGATTGCACGGGCGTTCGGACATGATGACGGGGATGTAGTCGATGACGCAGTTGGACCACCGAAAACCAAGACTTTGGAATTCGGCGGAGCCCGGAATCTAAAAGATCTGAGTGTGAAGGTCGAATGTCCACAACCGGCTGATGTAACATTAAACGATATTTTGACATTGTACAGGGTGACTGCAAAGCCTGAATATAATCAGGCATACAAGATCGGTCAGGAGAGGTTTATTCCTGTCACATTTGATGCTCTTGCTGATGTCGCCGGTACAGAAGGTACAGCAGGTACGCTTGGATCGATTGTCAGCGAATATAGTTGAGATTGATAAGTGATCAATTCATGAGGTAATGATGGAGTCAATAGAACTTCAGGGTGTAAAGTATTATCAGAGCGATGAATATACTACTGAACAGGTAGAGGCTTTCTGTGGCGTGATTGCCGACGCTGGGCTGGAGGAAATTCTGTATAAGGTCATTCCATCTGAAGATGGTAAGAAGAAAAAGGTAAAAATATCCACCTGGTTATCACCAATTTTGAAACAGATACATAAGTCAGGATTACTGCATAATGTTGCAGCATGCTGCATTGCTGAAGAAAATTGTGATTATTCACCAGAAGCAATAACAGACCGTGCAGAAAAATTACGAAAACTTCCTTTCCGGATAACCTGGAAGGCGGTGATAAGTTTTTTGTCTTTCGTCTTCGGGTGCATAATGAGCTCGAGAGAATCAATACAAGCATTCCGATTAGGCAGAGAAGAGATAGCGAAAGCATAGAATCAGGCAGTGAGTGGACTGCACTTATTTTTGTTCTTGCAGACGGTGATATAACGAAAAGTGAGTGGATTCGAAAAAGAATACCGCTCCTAAAGGCTTTAAAATGGTTAGAGATAAAAATAAGACAGGCGGAAAGTATTAGAAAAGATTTGAAGTCAGGGGACAGGAGATATCAATTCAGGGGCACTTCCATGAGTTTCGCAGAGAAAGTGGCAGCCATAACAGGGTGGACAATAGCAAAGCAAAAGGCAAAACGTAAATGATACCCACCGGTAACAGAAAAGTTGCAGGAGAGATGGAGGCGTGGATCACCCTCGAGGGTATGAACGCTTTTGTGAATGATGTCCGGTCCGGGATGAAGAAAGCCAGGACTCATATTAATGCGATCGGAAAAGACCTGCGCAAAGTAGGATTGGTGCTGGGTGGGATTGGTGTGGCAGCGACAAAAATGGCAGCGGATGTCTCCACGGGTATGGCTGAAATCGGTACATTGTCTGAATATACCAATGATCAATTGAATGAGATTGAGGCGGGTATTAAAAGAGTTGGACTTGCGACAGGGCAACATTTTAAGTCTCTAAAAACTGCCCGGTATGATATCATATCATCCGGATTCAAAAACATCGCTCAATCAGAAGAAATCATGGCTCAGGCATCTAAGGCTGCTGTTGTAGGCATTACAGATGTTACCAACACCGCAAAAGTTGGAACTAAAATCCTGGATAATTACAAAATGGAAGCCAGTGAAATCGGGTATGTCTATGATGTTGTATTTAATATTATCCGAGAAGGTGTCACGACAATGGAGGAACTGGCTCCTGTTATAGGCCAGGTAGTTCCATTCGCAAAAGCGGCTAATTTGCAGCTAAAAGACATGGGTGCAATGATTGCAAATATAACAGGTGCATTATCAACACCGCGTGCTATTACTGCTGCTGTCGCCGCTCTCAGGGCATTGAGTGATAAGACTATTATTAAAAATCTTCATGATGCAGGAATGGAAGTAAAACGGCTTTCCGATGGTAGTTTGGATCTCCTGGGGACCGTGCAACAATTTGCAGGAATGGATTTGGAAACCATTCGTCGTTTTATTCCTGAAACGGAAGCAGCAACTGGTATTCTGATAATGGCGAATAATTTTGAAAAACTTCAAAATCAAATGAGATCATTTGATAATGTCTCAGGTCTGTATATAAAAAAATGGAATGAGCGTGCTGATGATTTTGATGTCAAATGGGGCAAGCTAATTGAAAAACTTAAATATATCCTTATCGATCTTGGTAAAGAGATTCTCCCAGAAGTAGAAAAAGGCATTGGTAATATTAGTGAGAGAATGGATGAGTGGTTGCCAACATTCAAAGAATTTTTCAGAATGGTTGGTGATGTGGTTAGCTGGGTGGTTAAACATGGTGATCTGATCAGCAAACTGTTTGTAGCTGCAGTGTTAATTAAAACCGCTGATTTACTATATAGAGTAGGCAAAAATATATATTATTTAATCGGAGCATTGAAGGCATTAGGTGCAGCATCATTGGCTAATCCTGTAACAGGTGCATTGGCTGTTATTGCATTAGGGATTATAGGCATTTCAAAAGCGATTAACCAGGTTAAAACATCTATTGACAGACTTGATCCTTCCCAATTGGATGAGGTGTTTTACGTTCCACCCGGGAAGATGAAGTATGATGAATGGTATGAACAGAATAAGGAGAGATTGGAAGGACTAAAAGAATATATAAAAGATGAGGATGAATTTTTAGAAAGAATTAAGACTTTTTATCGTTTATATCTAAAGGATAAAGAGTGGTTTATCGAACAGGATAATGGTCTCCAGATTGAATTTGAAGAACCGGGAACTCCTAAGCCGAAGAAGAAAAAACCTCTTGATACGGCTGCAATTAAAGAACAAAGTCTTGAGAGTTTAGCAGCAGCACGGGAATTCTATACATCACTCGCAGCTCTGCAGGCAGAAAGCGAAGAAGAGCGACTAAAAATCCAGATGAACGGGATTGAACATCAACTATTACTACTCGACAAATCTGATGAAGATTATCTCAAGAAGAAAAGAGCACTAATACTAAAACTTGCCGAGACAGAAAAACAGATAACTGATATCCAGGGACAGGAATTAGAAAGACAGAAACAGCAACAAATCGAATATATTAATTATATCGAGAATGCCATAATGCAGATATCACGTGTTATCGGTTTGGCTATGGTTGATGCGAGACGTGGGATTAAAGACGTTTTTAAATCAATATTGATAACTGTGGTTGAAGCAATAGAGCGGTTTGCAGTATTGGCTGAGTTACAGGATGCTATTCAGATGCATTTTAAGGGAGGGGTGCTTAATCCTGCAGCCTGGTTAGATTTTCTTGCTAATCAAAAGCATTTATTGGCAGCTCTGGCAGCACTGGAAACAGTCAAAGGCAGTATAATGGCTATGGCGACAGGAGGAGTCCTGAGAGAACCTACTCTAACATTATTGGCAGAGAGAGTGCCAGAGATTGTGGCTCCGGAAAAAGATTTCTGGGAATATGTTTCAAGTAGAGGTGGAGAAAATGAAGAAACATTAAAAGAGATTCGTGGACTTCGGGGAGATGTAAATGATTTAAATAGAACAATGAAGAAATTCCGTATGGAGACGAAGATATCGGATAAGGAGGTTATGAAAGTCTTCAAGCATGCGGATAGCAGGGAGAAGAGAAATAAGCTGTGAATAAGCCATATTATAGTAAAGATGGTATTCAGATCTTCAATATGCACATAATGGATTTTTTAAGAGAAATTCCTGATGAAAGCATCGATTGTATTATTACTTCTCCTCCCTATTGGTCAATGCGTGATTACACACAAAATGCTGTATCTATTTGGGATGTAAACTCCGGTGGAACATGGAAGGGACAATTAGGACAGGAGCCCACTTTATCCTTATACATTAATCATTTATTGCAAATCACACTGGAACTAAAGAGAATCCTGAAGAAAACAGGCGTTTTATTCTGGGTGCATGGAGATTGCTATGGAGGAAGTGGAAGCCCAGGAGGGGATTTCAGACATAAGAGAAGGGGAATTGAATATTTACGACCTTATCAACACAGAAAAATAAAAACAAAATGTCTTTCAGTCCAAAATTACAGGCTAATTATAAGAATGATTGATGAGCAAGGCTGGATATTTCGGAATCCTATCATTTGGGAAAAACCTAATTGTAAACCGGAAAATGTGAAAGATAGGTTCACCAATAATTTTGAATTCCTATTTTTTCTTACAAAGAGCAGAAGATATTATTTTGAACAGCAATTTGAACCTTATAATAGACATTTAGATAGATGGGGTGGTGATTATACAAGTGGAGATCTTCACAAAACTAAATATCCGGAGAATAAACTCGATGCCTCACAGTTAGTTAGAAGAACTCGAAATTTCAGACCTAATAAACTTGGCAGAAATATGAGATCTGTTTGGCGGATTAATACATCGAGATTCAGGGGAGCGCATTTTGCCGTTTATCCACGCAAATTAGTCGAGACACCTATAAAAGCCGGTTGTCCAGAATTTATATGCAAGAAGTGCGGTAGACCCCGTAAGAAAATTTTTAAGACTACAGGGAAAAAGATAAAATTCGGTGGGTATGGTAGCAAGACAGCAGATCATATCAAGGCGAGTCCTACTTCTTCTCTAAGAACTAAACTTATATTAGAAAAAGAGTTTGTTGGATATTCAGATTGCGGTTGTGGGGTAGAATTTGAATCGGGAATTGTACTTGATCCAATGATGGGTTCTGGAACAACTCTGGTGGAGGCAAAAAGACTTGGCAGGAAATCTGTAGGAAATGATATAGTAACTGAATATTGTGAGCAAGCAATTAAGAGACTCGAGGAAACCAAGTGATTCATGGTAATGAAATATTAAAACAGTGTCTGGCAGATCCGTTTGATGATTTTTCAGAGAAATATGATAAAGGGTTATTTCAATTCCAGTCAAATGAGGTCAATCTGGATGTTTACCAAGAGACGTTTAATAAACTGAATTATGAAGATAGTGTTGTTATCTCAAATAATTTGATGACTATCAAAGGTATTGTAAAGTACAAGAAATCAAGACCTTTAAAGAAAAGTGGGATTGTGACTCTTCAAGATGGCAATATAAGAACAAAAGAGAATGTTAATTCATTCCAGAGTCTTGATCCTTTCTGGAATCCTCCGGAGATAATACTGCAGAGAATAAATGAGGTATCTGAGATATTTCAATCTGTTGATGCTGATTTTGGGGAGTCCCCAGTCCAAAGCGAGATGAACTTCAGAAAGATATATCAAAATATGCTGGGTTTGAATTCGATCCCTTCCGAGAATGATATCGAAAGTGCTGAAGTCACAGTATATAGACTCAAGAATTCCGGAAGATATCTGCTAATTAAACTGGACTTGAAGAAAGTCTATTATGTGTCTTTCGATAATAACAATAAGTCGGTGAGTGTGATTTTTTCAAAACCAGACGGGGACTGGGTCAAAATAGAAGATTTTACCGGTGAGGATTCACCTTTCTTTCGATCATATATAGAAGAAAAAGTCTTGGCTGAATTAGAGCCCGATAAGTACTCCGGAAGAAAGTACTTAAAATTTATATGGGATACAGAAGATAATGAATGCTTTTGTTTTTTACTCTCCAATATCGAGTATGCATATTTTTTTAATGTTTATGCCATCGATAATTATAGAAGCATTGCACCTTATGCGCTACCCTGTTTTAGTGATCGACAAGAGTTCGTGAATATCATATCAGATCTCTGTTTTTTATTCAACTCATATTTTTATGTCGAAAACTTCAGTAGACTTGTGATTAAAGGGAATGGTACTCCGGCATACAAGCATGGAATATTATATAGCCATGATTTTATCAAAGATATAAACCAGGACGTTGTTGATTATGAGTACACCGATTATCATATGAAAAGTTTTGGAGGATTGGGGAACGCTTTCATGATCCCTCAATATTTGATAGATGGATTAAACAATTTTTATAGACGGAATTTTGTTAAAACTCTGATTACAGAGATAGAGGCTTGCAGGGTTGGTGAAGATAATCCTTTTAGATATATGAATATCCACGATGGGATCATTGATGGGATCATCGATGACAGCCAGAACATAATAAAAAATGGGGAAAACCTGGGGGTTATTAGAATTATAGATTTTTCCAAAGATGGCAAGCAGGCGGTTTATATTCTCCACAGACATCTAACAGAAAATGAAATTGAAAATGGCTTTAATGACTGGTGGAGGATTTGATGGGGGTTGAATATTTTTGGGGTTCACATCCACCGAAGTTCTGTCTGCGTCAGGATAATGATACGGTTATTACAATTGTTATGCCTGAACCATCAAAATGTTCTATTGATCAACCTCCTGAACACGAAGTTATAAAAAACTACAAGGGTGATGTTATTCATGAGGTGAAGTTTTTTCGTTTCAAGGTAGAATTGAGGTTTGAAGGGCTTACACAAGATCTGATGGCTAAGGTAGCACAGATATTGAGTTGGCAAAAGGGGATTCATTACCATCCGGATAATACTATCGACTATTTCTCTATCCCTATAACGGTAGAAGAACATGAATTCTTCAATGTAGATAGTAAAACTTTTCATGATGGTATTGAAATGCTCTTAAAGGGTATCAATCGCCAAAAGAATGTGTTAGCAGGACTGGATGCTCTCGTGATTACATCAACAAATAAATATATAGGAGATTAA